CGAGAAGTCAGCAGATGGAAAGCGGTTTATTAAGATTGACGACAATGGACGTCCATTAGCAATCGCGTTCGAGCAGACACCGGCATATTCCGAGATTTTCATGGAGCTTGCAACAGATGCAGACGCTGGTTCCGCGTTTATTAATGGTATCCTTCCGGCTGATTTGATTAAAGAAGCAAACAAGGCGGCGTTACCGAAGGTCGTAAAATAATATATCAAAATGGAGATGAATGAGAATGCTTTCAATTACGATACCCGGGAGAGAGTGGTTTGATGAAGAAAAGAATGAGTTTGTGACCACGACGAGTATGACTATTCAAATGGAGCATTCTCTTCTTTCTCTTCATGAATGGGAAAAGAAATGGAAAAAACCATTTTTCTCCGATAAAGAAAAAACAACAGAAGAAGTGCTGGATTATTTTAGATGTATGACACTTACTCCGGATGTTGATGATGATATTTTTCGTGGACTTACGAATGAAAACATAGAGACAATCAGGAATTATATTAATGATTCGATGACTGCTACTACGTTTTCTGATAGAGAAAATCGTAAGTTCAATAGAGAGATAATAACCAGTGAGATTATCTATTATTGGATGATATCACTGAACATTCCTGTGGAGTTTGAACGATGGCATCTAAATAGTCTCATCACATTAATTAGAGTTTGTAATGTTAAGAATCAACCACCAAAGAAGATGAGTAAGAATGAGATTCTTGATCATTATTCGGCTCTAAATGCAAGTAGAAGAAAGAAATTTAAGTAAAACAGGAGGTACAGATATGTCAATGAACGGAATCGATATTAGTGCATGGCAGAGAGGGATTAACTTAAGTAATGTTCCATTCGACTTTGTAATTGTAAAGGCTACCGAAGGAACGAAGTATATCAATGGCGTATGTGACAGTCATTGCGAAGATGCAATTCGCCTCAGCAAGTGCTTTGGTGTATATCACTATGCAAATGGTGGAGATTACAAGCAGGAGGCAGATTTCTTCTTAGAGAAGGTAAAGAAGTATGTTGGAAAAGCATTGCTTGTTCTTGACTGGGAGAGTCAGAACAATCCACAGTTTGGTAAAACTGATCGTGACTGGGTTAAGAACTGGTGTGATTATGTGTATGCTCGGACGGGTGTTAAGCCAGTTATTTATATATCCAAGAGTTTCATGACTACATTGGATGGACTTGGGTATGAATTCTGGATCGCACAGTATGCGAATAACAAGCCTACGGGTTATCAGGAGAATCCGTGGAATGAGGGAGTATATACATGTCTCATCAGACAGTATGCATCAACAGGTCGTCTCACAGGTTATCCTGGAGACTTGGATTTGAACAAGTTTTATGGTACAGCAGCGGATTGGAATGCACGAGTATCAGTTGCCACACCAGTTCCAACACCAGCTCCGGCGGTATCTCCTACGGGTACAACTATCGAGCTTGTGGTAGCAACATTGCAGAATAAGTATGGCGTAGGCGATGAGCGTAAGCAGAAGCTTGGAACTCGATATGACGAGGTTCAGAAATTTATTGATTATGTGGCAAATGCTTCTATCGATCAGCTGGTAGCAGAAACAAAGGCTGGCGATTACGGTAATGGCGAAGCTCGCAAAATTATTCTTGGAGCATTCAATAAGTATGATGCTGTTCAGAATAAGATCAATGCTGAGAATACGACCAAGGCTAGTTCGGCAGCTATTTACGTAGTCAAGAGTGGAGATACGCTCTCCGGCATTGCTGCGAAGTACAAAACAACATATCAGGAATTACAGAAGCTGAATAGCATTCCGGATCCAAACAAGATTTATCCGGGTCAGAAATTGAAAATTAGATAATGAAAGGGTGATGCAGGTGATCGCATTTAAGCAGAAGGGTGATTTCTCTAAATTGAATGGCTTTTTTGAGAAGATCAAGGAGGTCGTCAAAATGGGTGATCTCAACAAATATGGTCGAGCTGGTGTTGAGGCACTTGCATCTGCCACACCGAAAGAATCTGGAAAAACGGCGGATTCTTGGTATTACACAATAGAACATGAAGATGGACGAGCATCAATTAATTTTCTTAATTCGAATATTAATGATGGTGTTCCAATAGCAATCATATTACAGTACGGACATGGTACTGGAACTGGAGGCTGGGTCGAAGGAAGAGATTATATCAATCCATCGGTTCAGTCTCTTTTTGATAAGATTGCCGATGATGCTTGGAAGGAGGTTACTAGATTATGAGTAAGCAGGTTGACGAAAGAGTTGTATCGATGCAATTCGACAACAAACAGTTTGAGGCTAATGTTAAAACTTCCATGACCACTATTCAGAAACTTAAGCAGAGTTTGAATTTTAAGGATAGCGGAAAAAGTTTGGAAAATCTTAGCAAAGCTGCAAATGAAGTGAAATTCGATAAGCTTTTGTCTGGCGTTGAAACATTAGAAAAGAGATTTTCTGCAATGGGCATTGTCGGAATGAGAGTTATTGAGAATTTAACCGATTCGGCGATGCAGATGGTAACCAAAACCAAGAATCTTATAACAAGCACTATTAAACAGGGCGGTATTTCGAGAGCAACAAACATCGAAAACGCCCGTTTTCAGTTACAGGGATTATTAAAGGACGATGAAGCAGTTGCCGCTGTAATGAAAAACGTAAGTGATTCGGTGGATGGCACTGCCTATAGTTTGGATGCAGCAGCAAAAGTAGCATCTCAGTTAGCAGCTTCAGGAATGAGAGCTGGAGATGAAATGTTTTCATCTTTGAGAGCAGTTGCTGGTGTTGCTGCTATGACAAACAGTTCTTATGAAGATATTGGTAGAATCTTTACACAGGTAGCCGGTCAAGGTCGAATGATGGGTGATCAGTTGTTACAGTTATCTGGTAGAGGTATGAATGCGGCAGCCACTTTGGCAGAACAGTTAGGGAAAACAGAGCAAGAAGTTAGAGACATGGTGTCTAAAGGACAGATTTCTTTCTCAACATTTGCTTCGGCGATGGATAATGCATTTGGAGAACATGCTAAGAAGGCAAATGAGACATTGAATGGTGCGTTCTCCAATGTAAAATCAGCATTAGCCAGAATCGGTGCTGAATTCGTTGCACCACTTATTGTGCAGAATGGTCCACTTGTACAGGTTCTCAACACAATACGAGAAAAAGTAAATGACGTAAAGAGAAATATTGTTCCATTTGCAGAACTGGTCACAACCACTATTAATAAGCTGGCGACAAAGGTAAATGCGGCAATTTCAAAGCTGAATATCGACAAGATGTTTGAGAAATTCAGTTTTTTGAGTCGGGATTTTGGCGCGAGCAAGATTATTAAGCTGGTAAATGGGATCTCTAAGCCGATTGAGAAGGTCACAGATACTGTGAAAGAAACTGTCAACGCGGTAACCGATTTGGATGATATCGTAAATAAAGTTATTCGTGGTGACTTCGGAAACGGGGCGGAAAGACTTAATAAACTCACTGAGGCGGGACAGAACTATTACAAAATTCAAAATAAAGTAAATGAAGCTCTTAATAATGGGTTTAGATTTTCGGAAGATCAAATACAGGCACAGGACAAACTTCTTGGGGTTAAGGAAAATACAGTTTCAGAGACAAAGAGTGAAACGACGGAAACTGTTAAACTGACTGACGAAAAGAAGAAACTCATTAAAGAACTTGCCAGTATGAGCGATGCACAATTAAGAGCAAATGGTTACACTGAGGAACAGATCGCAGCATTCAGAGAGTTAAGAGGAGTAGCAGATAAGCTTGGTATGCCGATAGATAAGCTTATTGACAATATTGATGAGCTGAATGGTAAGTGGATTATTATGGACGCGCTGAAGAATATAGGGAATAGTATTGTTTCTATATTTAAGGCAATTGGACAGGCATGGAAAGATATTTTTCCATCGTCTTCTACTGACACAGTGTTTAATATTGTAGCAGCATTTCATAAGTTATCTGAGAGAATGAAGGTAACCGATGAAGATGCAGATAAGATAAAACGTACATTCAAAGGTCTTTTCGCAGTATTAGATCTGGTTAGTACCCTTGTTGGCGGCGGTTTAAGATTAGCATTAAAAGCTACGTCTTACATACTTAGTCTTTTCAATTTATCGTTATTAGACGTCACAGCAATACTTGGTGATGCCTTGGTTAAGTTCAGAGATTGGGTAAAAGGTAATAATTTAATCACAAGAGCGTTTGAAACTATGGCTCCATATTTGAAAGAGTTTGTATCGTTGATTGTTGAAGGAATTGTCGCAATAAAAGATTGGGTTGTCGCCAATGAAAAGATCACTCAGGGTTTCAAGAAGATTCTTTCATATCTTAGAGAAGCTGGAGCAGGATTCAAGGCGTGGATTGAAGGCGCTAGAGAAGCCGAGAACATACCAGTTTATATAATTCAGGGATTGGTAAATGGATTGAAGAATGGGATTTCAACAGTTGTGTCTATTGCAATAGAGTTGGCGAAATCGATTATTCAGACTGTTTGTGGCGTTCTTGGGATTCATTCACCATCTACCGAATTTTATGCAATTGGTTTGTACATAATTCAGGGATTGATAAATGGTCTTAAAGCAGGAGCAAAGAAAGTATGGGATACCGTCAAATCAATTGGTGAAGCTATCGTTGGTGTTGGAAAAGAGATTGATTACAAATATCTTGGCATTAGCACAACGGCATTGGGACTGTTGATAGTTCTTAACAAATTTACTAATGCTGTAACGGATATCAAGGAAAAGGTAATCGACGCAGGTCTTGGCGTTGTTAATAGCATATCTTCAATATTTGATAGTATCAGTAAATATGTCAAAGCACGAGCATTGAAACAACAGGCAAAAGCGTTGTTATTGTTAGCAGTTTCAATTGCGGCTCTTGGAGCAACGATATATTTCATTTCTCAAATAGACACAAAGAGTTTGATTAAAGGTGGAATTGCTATTGGTGTTTTAGCCGGAATGCTGATTGGTCTTACTGTGGCTATGAGTAAATTGGATAAGCTCGGTGTATTCTCCGATAAAGTTGGAGTAATGTTACTCGGAATGTCTGTCGCTTTGTTGGCAATGGGAAAAGTTGCGACTGAAATCGGAAAACTTGAGTGGAAAGAAATAGCAAAGGGAATCGTGTTTGTCGGTGCTTTGGAATTATTCATCATAAGTCTGATCGCAATATCTAAGTTTGCTGGCACTAATGCTAAAGATGCAGGGAAGATGATTTTCAAAATTGCTGGCGCACTTTTGATTATGGCTTTAGTTGCAAAATTAGCGGGTAATTTAAGAAAAGACGAACTGACACAAGGATTAAAATTCATTGCTGTGATGGGTATCTTTACAACCGCATTAGTTGCGGTGTCTTTATTTGCAGGAAAGAATGCGTCTAGGGCTGGAACTATGATTCTTAAGATTGCCGGAGCGTTACTTATTATGGTAATGGTTGCTAAAATAGCGGGAAACATGAAACCAGAAGAATTATCACAAGGATTAGAATTCATTGAGATAATGGGAATATTTACGGCTACATTAGTAGCGGTGTCTATACTTGCTGGAAAGAACGCATCTAGAGCTGGTAATATGATTCTTAAAATCGCAATTGCTTTGCAGATTATGGCTAAAGTGGTAAAAACGATTGGACAGTTAAAACCCGATGAAGTCGAGAAGGGATTAAAATTCATAAAGACTTTGGGCAAGTTTATCGTGGCATTGGTCGCAGTGTCGTTATTAGCCGGAAAGAATGCATCTAGAGCGGGCATAATGATGATTGGCGTAGCTATAGCGATGGGGGTTATGGCGCAAGTCGTCAAAATGGCTGGAAGCATTGATGAGAATACTCTTAAGCAGGGGCTCGGAGTAATGGCTGCATTTGAGACATTTATCCTCGCACTTGTCGCAGTGTCAATCTTAGCTGGTAAAAATGCGGCAAAGGCTGGTGAAATGCTGTTAAAAGTGTCAGTCTCATTATTAATTCTTACAGGCGCATTATTCTTGATTGGACAGATGGATTCGAAGAAGTTATGGAAAGCAGTTGGTGTAGTAGCAGTATTAGAGACTTTGTTTGCAGGTTTAATTGCAGTTACGAAGGTGTCTCAGAATGCAAACAAGACAATTATAGGACTTGTCGCAACACTGACATTACTTGTTTCTGGCTTGGCATTACTTACCACTCTGAATTCAGATAAGCTAATTACATCAGCGGAATCATTATCTATGGTTATGGTAGCTATGGCAGCAATGATCGCAGCAACCGGACAAATCAAGAATACCGAAGGAGCGACGAAAGTTCTTCTTCAAATTTCGTTGGTAGTTCTCATGTTGGTTGGTGTTCTTGGAATGATTCAGACACTTAATATAGAAGGAAATATGGGCGCCGTTGCTTCAATCTCCGTATTGCTGGTTTCTATGGCAGCTTCGTTAGCTCTCTTAGGAAACACGAAAAATGTATCGCTTAAAGCGGTTGGTGCTATGGCATTGATGGGATTGGTCGTTGCCGAATTGGCAGTTGTAATGAAAGCAATGGATAAACTCAACATCGATGTATCCACAAAGACTGTTGCTCAATTATCTGCTTTACTTCTTGCTATGTCTGGCGCATTAGCTATTCTGACTGTTGTAGGAATTGGTGGTGCTGCCGCATTTGTAGGAATTGGTGCGTTAGTGACGTTGATAGCCGCAGTTGGCGGATTAATGATAGCAATAGGCGCATTAAATGATGAATTTCCAGCTGTCGCTGATTTCGTACATAATAGTATCCCAATTCTTCAAGATATGGGCGAAGGTCTCGGTAATTTCATCGGCGGTTTAGTCGGTGGTGTTGTTGCTGGTGCTATTGATAGTCTTGCTGGTATAGGCACAAGTCTTAGCACATTCATGGAAAATCTCCAGCCATTTATCGAGAAGGTGTCAGCTATTGACCCAGATGCTATGGCTGGTGGGG